ATTCTTTAAAATGTACGATATAATATCTACCTTGTTTATGTAAAATATGACAAGATTGGTATAATATTCTATCTTTTTTTGATGCTACCCCAATTCTAGTTAAGGTTTCACGGACTTTAAGAAAATCATCTTTTTGCCCAAGTGTAACCTCTACCAAATCTGTAATTGAAATCATGATTTGTTCACTCCGCCTTTATTTGTTTTTGCTTTTATTTCAGCGATTTGTTCATCATTTAGAATACGAAGAGCCTCTTTGGCCTTTTGATTTGAATAACCAAAATACTCCTTAACACACTCTAAATCTTTATCAGACGATGCTTTCTGCCACGGTTGGAATTTCCGTTTCATCGGTCTAATACTATTTAGAAGATACTGATATTGAAGGTCTTTATCCAGGCCTGGATATCGATTTAACTCATTAACATAAAGAACACAATCGAGATGGTAAGACAGAGCACGATTAACAACAAAAGGAGTATAATCTTTGATGTCCAATTCATCTTGTAAAACATTCTTTTTCGTTTGAAGTATTGATGGTATGATTTCTTTGAATAAATCTGGCATTATTTGAACTCACAGTCCACCATGATTTCAGTCAAACAAGCCACCATATTAATCTCATGGTCAGCAACAAAGGCGGCCTGATATTGATACTTAGCAAGATGAAGAACCAACTGTGGAACTGAGTTTGGTTTCAACTGTTCGTACAATGTATCATATAACTTACGATAGATTTTTGTGGGGTCATTGTCCAAATTATTGGTAGTCCACTTACGAACAGAAGCAAAATCTTTTTCTTTTAGTCCTGAAACCAATGCATCAAGCTGAACGTCAGTAACATTAGAAAGAATACCTTTATCAATGACACCAGAAACGGAATATCGTTGAAGTTCATTAAGAATTCTCCTATTATCTGGAAAGTGTTTAGTAATAACGGCAGCAACTACTTGTTTATCATACTGAATATTTTCTTGTGCAAGAATCCACTCAACACGTTTAAAGAATTGAGCAGCCATCTTTGCCTTGTTACCATTGATTTTGAAGTCAATAACAGAACACCTAGAATGTATTGGGTCAATAATACGATTCTTAAAGTTACAAGTAAAGATAAACGAACAGTTTGAGGAGAACTCCTCGATTGCACCACGCATTGCAGGTTGCGTTGAATTAGGATTTAGATAGTCTGCTTCATCTATGATGATTACTTTTCTGCCACCAGCAAGACTAATCGAACTAGCATACTGTTTAATCTTAGTACGAAGCACATCAATACCTGATTCATCAGAACCATTAATAACAAGATAGTCGCAACCAACTTCTTCGCATAATGCTTTTGCGATAGTTGTTTTACCGACACCTGCCGAACCAGAGAGAAGTAGATTTGGAATCTCTTTTCTATTGACATACTCTTGAAATGTGGTTTTTATTGCATCAGGTAAGATGCAATCTTCCACGGTAGATGGTCGGTATTTTTCACACCAAAGAATCTGTTTTAAATCACTCATAAAATCTCCATAATATATAAATAGGTGTAGGTCACCGAATTAGCAGTTCGTACCTACTCTAATACTTTCTAGGAGCATCAGAAAAAGAATTGATAATCCAAAATATCCTAATTTTTATAGGTTGAAACCTAAGACAAAACGAAAGTAATTACTTCAATTCGCTTTGAATACGTCCAACAACTTCCAAATAATCTTCAGTAACAGCAATATTACCATTCAACATATTAATTACTGTTGATGTTAAACCACTAGTTTCATCTTTGTTTGTAAAGACACAAACGACATGATGTGGATTAACTGCTACTGTATTACTTGTTGTTGCGTCTCTAAAGTGTAATAACATAATTATCCAATCTTAGTATGTTTAGCCTCAAATGCTACCCAATATTGAATATCATCTTTGGTGTTTTTGAAATGTGCTACGCCTTTAAATGAAATCTGTACATCATAACTGCCAGGAATCATTTTGAAGTTTTCTGTATTGAAAACAATTTTGTATTTGCCATTAGATACCGTTGTATCAATACCAACAGAATTTTCATGAGCAGAATCGTTTGCTGCATCAAAGGTTACAATCTCAGTTGTTTCACCATCAGATTGAACAGCGATATGTGGTGAAGATAATACTTTAGCAGTATCCATTACTAAGTTATAATCAGCGGCAGATAAAGTGAAAGCAACATCAACTGTACCCAATGTGATATCTCTATCAGGTGCTTTGACAATCATTGTGTCAGCACATTTACGATATTTGATTTTGTTACGACCACTTTGAAATGTAATGTTTGCATCATCAAAACTAAGTTCTGGTTTATCTTTGAATAAAGAATTTACCGATAGAAACTGGTTCAAATCATACACACAAAATGTTTCTGGAAATTCATCGGCAAGATTGGCTTCTGCCATCAATGCTTTACTTGTTGAAACAGTTTTCAATTTTTTACCTTGTTTGAACTCAAGGCCTTCATTAATCGTTGAAAAGTTCTTCAACACATTTAAGGTTTCATTTGATAGTTTCATTCACTTCTCCATTATTTAAAAAATCTATTGTATCATGTTCATACAAAAACATCAAGCAGCACATTGCATGTGCCAAGTGATTCTTGCCTGTTTCTTGGTCATTTTGTTCACCTGATTTCCAAGCCCATAAATGCCTTTGCATTGCATCAAAGTATCTACGCTTGGCATCTGGTACTTTTTTCCAATTATCAGGTTCATACTTCTCAGCACCAAAGGTAAGTATTTCTACTGTTGCCTTTAGTGCATTTGGTGGTACTAAACCATACTGCAATTTACCGCCATCAAACTTACGACCACCTGTAGTGGCCGTTTGTGATGCTTTAACAATCTCTTTATCTTGTTCATACGCATGAGCAGAACAAGGTCCTGGTTTGTCAATTGAACCTAACATTACATTTCACCAACATAATTTGCTACGGCTGGCATATCTCCTGTGAAGTGATATGTACCAATGTGTGATGTTTTCATCCAAGGACATAAGAAGATTTGACCACCAATTTTACGCCACATTTGGCAGAACATATAATCTTCTGATAGATAACGGTCAGAACCGCCACCAGTAATTGAATCTTTTGTATCAATAACTGTATCAAAGAAAGCATGAATATAACGTGTGCCATCAAAGTGTGCTTGACCAACGTGGTCTGGTTTATAACGAATTGATGGATATGCTTCTTCCATTTTTTTAAATACTTCACGCTTAATCATCATATAACCAGTACCAATTTCTAATACATCAAGTGGTTCTGTTACAGTAAATTGTGCTGTACCTTTAACAGGATTGAAAACAAAATCACCAGTTACTTTACTTAATTCTGAATCTTCAATATTAGGGTTTTTTGTGATTGCTTTTTTGACAGAACGCCACTTAATGGCTTTCTTAGGATAAGGTCCGCCAATAACATCTCTATCTAATGCTAGTAAAGCGATAACATCTTTAGGGTCAAAGTTAACATCCGAATCGATGAACAACATATGTGTACAATCTGAACGGTGAATAAATTCGTCAACAAGATAATTTCTTGCTCGTGTAATTAGTGACTCATTAAATAAAAATGAGAATTTGATTTGTATGCCATATTGTAAACACATACCTTGTAAATCAAGGCAGGCTTTCATGTATAAGCCGTGATTCACACCACCGTACATAGGTGTAGCCACAAATAGGCTTTTCTTTTGTAAATCTTCTTTTTTGATTGATATTTCCATTTGGGCTCCGAGGAATAATAAAAATGGGGGAATTAATCCCCCATACTACTTAAGCAGCGAAAGAATAACCTGCAGATAAGGCAGCTTGAACCATTGCCTTAGTTGGTGTACCTAAACGATAAGAAGCAACTTTCTTACCATCAACAACTTTAGTATTTGTGTAGATGCAATGACCTTCTTTACGTAATTCTTCGATACGTGCAGAAACATTTTGAATGCCAAAACGGCGTTGTGCTTGCTTGACTGTGAAAGTGTTGTAGCCACTTGTTTGTTTCAAAGCAACTAACATTTTCTCTTTAGCAGATAATTTCATAATAAAACTCCTATTCATAGTTAAAAATAAAACCTCGTCAATTTACGAAGTATTCACATCATATAATTATATATGTGTATAAGTCAAGCGTTTATCGACCTACTTG